CAAGCCGAAAATGCTAAAGCAGTACGAGATGCTTTTGAAAGCATATCTCAAAGTATTGGAACGGACATAAAAGATGGTATAGCAGGATTGATAAAAGGAACTTCTACTCTTGGCGATATGCTTAACAACGTGGCTGACAAGTTCTTGGATATGGCACTAAATCAGGCATTATTTGGAGATATTCTTGGTGCAGGGGGCGACAAAGGCGGTGGTTTGTTGGGATTATTAGGTTTCGCCAAAGGAGGTAGGCCACCAGTAGGCAGACCTTCAATCGTAGGTGAAAAAGGACCAGAACTATTTGTACCAAGATCTTCTGGAACGATTGTGCCAAATAATAAACTTGGAGGTGGCGGTAGTACGAGTGTTGTTGTTAATGTAGACGCATCTGGAACAGATGTTCAAGGAGATGATGGTCAAGCAAAAGAACTTGGAACTCTTATTTCTGTTGCAGTACAAGGAGAACTTATCAAACAACAAAGACCTGGAGGGCTACTTGCTAGTACACGCTAATGGCTACTTTTCCTAGTTACAACCCACAATATTCTGCTACAAAACGTAGTCAGTCAAACCTTAGAATCACTCAATTTGGAGATGGATACCAACAAAGAACTACTTTTGGTTTGAATCAAGATCCTAAAGTTTGGAATCTTACCTTTAATGTTGATGATGAAGATGCAGATGAAATTGAAACATTTTTAGAAGCTAGAGGATTAGATGGTGCATCATTTGATTGGTCTCCTCCTGATACAACTACAACTTTTAAATGGATTTGCAGAAGTTTTAATAGAGAAATATTTGAATTTGATAGAAATAGAATTACAGCTAGTTTTGAAGAAGTATTTGAACCCTAATGGCAGTACCAGTTTCAGCTTTACAAGAAATAAATCCTGGAGCAGTAATAGAACTGTTTACTTTAGAACTTGATGCAACATTACATGGCTCAACTACAATTTATAGATTTCATAATGGTGCAAACTTAAATGCAAACGGAGAAGTTGTATGGGCTGGTAATAGTTATCTAAGATTTCCCATTGAGTGTACTGGTTTTGAATTTACAGGAACAGGAACTTTACCAAGACCAACAATATCTGTCAGTAATATCTTTGGAACGCTTACTGCAATCATGCAAGACGTAAACCAGACAACAGTTGGTAATGATTTGAATGGTGCAAAATTAACAAGAATTAGAACTTTAGCTAGATATTTAGATGCTGCAAACTTCGCTCCAACAACGACTACAACTACCTCAACTCAAACTGTAGCTGATCCTTCTGATGCTGAAACTGTGACATACACAGTAACAGTAGCAAATGTTGGTGGATCTAACATATTTGTAATTAATGGTTCTAATAATCCTGTTATCACGATGAAAAGAGGATCTACTTATATTTTTAATTTGGCAGATGGTACAAATGCAACTCATCCACTAAGAATAAAATCTGATGCTGGAGGAGAACAAACTACAACTGTTAGTGGAACTCCTGGGCAAGCAGGAGCAACAGTAACTTATTCTCCAGCCTATCCAGGTGCTCCAAGCGATTTGAGATATTATTGTTCAAGTCATGGTAATGCGATGGGTAACACAATTACGATGAACAACCCAAATACGATCCAGCAACAAACAACTTCTTCTTCTACGACACAAACTAACCCTTACGGAACACCTGATCCAACAGCAGAATTTCCTCAAGAAATTTATTTTTTAGATAGAAAAGTAAGCGAAAATAGAGATATTGTCCAATGGGAAGCAATATCAGCCCTGGACTTGGTAAATGTAAAACTACCAAAAAGAATTGCTACTAGAGATATTTTCCCTGGTATTGGTACGTTTGTTGGATGACTTGGCAGGATATTGCACTTAAACACGCAGAAAAAGATGCACCACATGAAGCTTGTGGTTTACTAGCTGTCTACAAGGGTAAAGAAAAGTATTTTCCCTGTAAAAATCTTGCCGAAGATTTAGGTGAACAATTTATTATTGATCCTGATGATTGGGTAAAAGCTGAAGATGCTGGAGAAATTGTTGGTGTTTTTCATAGCCATCCACAAATACCACCATTTCCTAGTCAAGCTGATCTTGCAAGTTGCGAATATTTAGATTTACCTTTTTATATTGTCACCCCAGAAACAAAAGAATGGCATTATTTTGAACCTTCTGGCTATAAAAAAGGATTAATTGGTAGACAATGGGTTTGGGATATTCAAGATTGTTGGACTTTAATTACTGATTGGTATAAAGAAAAGAAAAATATAGAGATAAACCATTGGGAACGACCCAAAAGCCCACAAGAATTTAGCAAATCACCTTTATTTGAATATGCTCTACCTAAATTAGGTTTTATAGAAATAGATGATAATGTTGAAACAGAAGTTGGAGATGTTTTTATTATGGACACAGGATTAGGAACTTTAGATCATGCTGCTGTCTATATTGGAGATCAAACTATTCTTCATCATTGTGTGAAAAGACTTAGTTGCAGAGAAACTTATGACCAAAAGTATATAGAATGGACAAAGAAGAGGTATCGCTATGCTCAGTAAAATAAAAGTTTACGGAAGATTAGCCCGATTTCTTGGAGAGCGTACTTTTGAAGCTGAAATAACAACACCACTTCATGCTTTTAAGTTTTTATTAGCAAATTTCCCTCATTTGGAACGACACATGATGGAACAGAATTATTGTGTCAAAGTTGGTAAAGATGAGATTGATGAGACAGAATTATTTAATCCAATAGGTCAACAAGAAATAAAAATAGTACCAGTAGCAACAGGTTCTAGAGGTTTTACAAGAATATTAGCAGGAGTAGCATTAATTGGACTTGCTATTGCTGCACCAGCAGCAGGATTAGGTTTAGGGGGAGGGAGTCCTTTGTTATTTGGTACTACTGGTGGAGGTGCTTTAGCAGCAGCAGCAGGAAACTTGGGTATTTACTTAGCACTATCAGGAACAGCACAGATGCTCACTCCTGTTCCGCAACCTCCAGGAGTTTCAGAAGATCCACAATCACAGAACTTTTCATTTAGTGGAGTGCAGAATACATCAAGGGCTGGAACAGCAATACCTGTGATTTATGGAGAAATATTCGCTGGATCGCTAGTAGTATCAGCAGGAATTGATACAGTACAAATAAAGGGTACAGCATAGATGGCTATTGTTAATCGCTCTGAAGATGATGTAGTAGTAGATTCTACGCTGCCCTCCAATGCCTTATCCAGTAAACAATTTGCGACTATTGTTGATGTTCTTAGCGAAGGTGAAATAGAAGGTTTTCCGTCAGCAGCAGCATTTACAAAAGGTACAGCAAATTACAATACAGCAGCATTAAAAGATGTTTATTTAGGAAAAACTCCAGTATTAAGAGCTAGTGCAGATCCAACTGCTACTCAACCCACAGACTTTAACTTTCAAGACGTAGAGTTTGAACCTAGATTCGGAACGTCAGACCAAACTTTTATTTCTGGTATTGCCAATATTGAGTCTGAAACTAATGTTGGTTCAAAAGTAGAGAATGGTACTCCAATATCAAGGCAAATAACAAATTCAAGTGTAAATGCTTTAAGAGTTACTCTTAGATTTAATTCTCTCCAAAAGTTTGAAACCAATGGAGATGTTAATGGTACATCTGTAGATTTAACAATAAAAATTATTCAGAATAATGGAACTACAAGTACTCCAATATCTGACACAGTAACAGGAAGAAGTTCTTCAGCATATAACAGAGATTATCGAATTGACCTTCCTAGTAGTCTTAATTTTCCAATAACAGTTCAAGTCACAAGAGTAACGGCTGATGCTGCTGATCCTACTAAATTAAGAGATGAGTTTTTCTTTCAATCTTTTACTGAAATTATTGATGAGCAAAGACCTTATCCTGATATCGCTCATGCAGCATTAAGGTTCGACTCGCAACAGTTTTCATCTGTTCCAGGTCGAATGTATAAAGTTCGTGGGGTAAAGATAAAGATACCCCATAATGGAACTGTAGATGCAACAACTGGTAGAGTAGTTTATACTGGAACATTTAATGGAACGCTTACTACAGCTAAAGTTTGGTGTTCAGATCCAGCTTGGATATTATTCGATCTTTTAACAAATGTTAGATATGGATTAGGGGATCATATTACTGAAGCT